CTCGACCATTGTTAAATTGAAGCCACTGCAAGAATGACATCAACTCAGCACTGTTATTACGACTGTCGCTTACCTCGTATGTAAATGTGATATCGGTATCGCAGAGTTGTGCAACCAATAGAAAGCAATTCGGATAGATCTCGGTATCCAAGGTCACGGACACTTTACTCTGTGACATTCTTGATACCCTTTTTAAGATTGTCTATGGCCCACAATGGCTGAAAATTAGTGTAATGATTCAGACGGATCACATCTTCTTCTGTCTTTGCGGATGCGACAGGCACGATGTGATCAAGATGCCACTCACCATGATTGTCCCAAGTCATACCTTCGACAAATTGAAATTCAATGTAGGCTTTGAAATCAGCATACGAGCATCCAAGAATCTCACAAGCCCGTGATCTTTTGGTGTATCCATTGCTGCGCAACTTGACGTAAATAAGTGTGCGAATTTTCAAAGTCAGCGCATACACGGAGTCATGCTTGACCCGTCCATCGCGGTAGTCTTTATGCCACCGAAGTTGTTTTTCTTTGTTGTTCTGTCGATACTCACGGGCTTTGGCTTTTGCATAATCTATGTTTTCCAAATACCAGCGGCGCATCGCTTCTTTGCGCTGATCTGAGTTAGCGTCTCGGTATTGTTTACGTTGTGCAGAGATCAATTCTTTGTTTTTCTCTGCGTATTCCTTGTTATATGCGCAACGCGCTTCCTTGTTCGCAGCGTAATACGCCTTCTGCGCAGCAAGACGTTTCTCTCTGTTCTTGAGATACTGAGTCCGGTTATGTTCTGCTCGGGTTGTCATTACAGTTACTCGTTACAGGTGGGGCCGCTGGTCCGGTCCACCGGGAACCCCCAGTGGCAGCGGCCCCGATTCAATTACTGCTGACCCATCATAAACGGGGGCAGGCCCATCGGTGCAGCCGGTGCGGCAGCGCCAAACATGCCAGCGGGAGCACCAGCCACAGCACCGAACAGGTTCGACGCATCGACAGTGCCTTCACCGAAGGGTGTGTCATCACCGGCGAACTGGACAGCAATCAAGTCGCAACGGATGCCACGGCCATGCTTGTTCTCCTGCAACCACGGCTTCACAGCGGCATTGACCCGGCAACCACCGTACATCTTGCGGGCAAGCTGCTGGTAGGCCATCGTGTTGCTCGGATCGATGGGGGAGCCATCGGCTTGGATCATCTGGGGCTGGCTGTCGCGGCCTGCGGTGATGAACACATGACCGGCGTAGCCATCATAGGGCTGGAAGGTCTTCTTGTTGACCTTCTCCTCGCCGCGACCGTAGCAGCGAAGCTTGCGGTCCTGCTGGATCATGCCCATGACGGTCTGGGCGTGTTCCTTCCACTTCTCCAGCGCCATCGCGCCGTAGCGTTGCATGAACTGACCAAAGCCAGCGTGATCCTGCGGCATGATGAACTCGCAGTTGTACGAGATGCGCTCTTTGCCGGTGGCCTCGTTGACCTGACGCTGTGGTTCAGCGAGGTGGGGGAAAGACAGACGGACATTCGACAAGAAAATGATTTCGGACATTTGATTACCTTTCAGTGATTACAGGAGCCATGACGGCAGGGATTCGGCAGCGGGTGCTGCTTCTACTGCGCTGAACATCGGCGCAGCGTTGGTGGTGACAGCAGGACGGCTATCAGACTCGGGGGCCACAGTCAGCTTGCCAGCCATCTTGACCACGTACTCTTGACCCATCGTCTTGAGTTGCCTGTCTGACAGTTGCATCTTGGTGCCGTCACGCTTCTCCCAGGTCAACTTCTCGGCCTGGGCGGGAGACACGAGTTTGGTCACATAGACGGCGCTCTTAGGGATGCCCATCTTGACGAGCTTCTCGGCCATCTCCTCCTCGGGCAGCGTCCAGGCACGGGAGCCGCGTCCGTAGACCAATTTGAGGCCGGGGATTGACTGGCCTGCTTCCAGACGGCGCTGGGCCTCCTTCTCCACACCTTCGAGTAGCTGGCGCATCAGGGGTGCCGCCTCCATGATCTGACGGATCTGGTCATCGGACATGGTGGCCGGGTCTTTATCGGCAGACTGCTGCGCGACATCGAGTGTTTGAGTTACGACTGGTTGGAACATGATTCCTACCTCCTTCATTACGTTACCTGCCAGCGCGGCACAAGAGCCTTTCGCACGACAGAATTTACATTGACTTTCGCCCGGGACCAGCGGGGCGTTGGGGTCGTCCGTTGCCCTTGCCTGTGCGCTCAACACGCTCAGTCGGTCCAGCAGGTATTTTACCGGAACAGTCCATGTGGTGATCGGGTTCATGCCCTTCAGCGCCAGCTTGGGCTGGATGATGGTCATGCGCACCTCGCGCCACGGATACTTCTCAGGCACGTTCCAGCCAAGGCGACACTCGGCCAGCTTGCCCATCGCGTACTGCTCAAGCTGTGGGTTCTCCTCGGCAGCAACCCCGTTCATGCCGTCTTTGTAGTCCACGATCTCCAGCACACCACCGATGATCTGGATGTCCACGGTGCCGCCGAGATCATCCCGGTGCGTGAACCACTGGGGGTCCACACGAGTTTCGGGGATCACCTCGGCCAACCCGTTGAACTGGGCCACACGAGACTTGACGTAGTCAATCGCCACCTTGACCCGTGCAGCGCGGTCAGCGTCGATGACAAACTCACCATCGTGGTCTTTCATGCGGACACCCACCATCGAAGTGGGATCAGCCAGCCCAGCTTTGATGCAGTGCTCGAGGAGTGTGTGGCTGTGAGTGCCGTCGATGGCGGCAGCACCGCTGCGTTCATCGGGGTAGTTGGCCTCCTCACGGACACTGCCGGGGCACAAGGCCCAGCGGTGCCGCTTCGAGGGTGACAGCTTGGCGTGGGTGCTCACTTGAGTGCCTCAACACCAGCGAACAGCGCACCATAGTGCTCGGGCTTGATGTCGTTGATGTTCGTATAACCCAGGCTGGTCAGTACGTTCTGGATCTGCGAACCACGCTGCGGACCAAGAGCCTTGTAGGCACCCATCACGTAGTCGATCAGACCCTTGCCGTCGGTGAACGGAACGCCAGCCGGTGCTGCCGCAGGAGCAGGAGGCGTGAAGACCGGGGGAGCGGGCATCGCCGGATTAGAAGGGGACACCGTAACAGGAGCGGGTGCCGCAGCTACCACCGGGGCCGGTGCGGGCGCAGCGGGGGTAGCTACAGGCAAAGGGGCGACAGGTGCGATGGCTGGCGCAACAGGAGCAGGTGTTGCTACATTGACAGATTGTGCGACAGCTTCGCGGGTGTCATGCGGCAGGGCATCGATCAGAGACTGGATGACCTTGGTGTTGGCGATGATGGCCTGGGCGATCATTTGAATAGTGGTGTCATTCATCATAAAGTCCTTGTTTACGAGTTACTGGGGGACGGATGGAGAGGCGGTCCTCAAGAAACGCCTCGATGATTTCACGCAGCACATCGGACGGTTGCCCGTACTTCTGTGCCTTGCTGTGAAACTTGGCGCGTGTGCTGCCCGTGACTCGCACGGTCAGGAACGCAGATTTGGGTTTGGGTGTGGTCATCGCGGAAATTCCTCACTTGATGATTGCAATTGTATAACCACTGCGATACAGTGTGCAACAAGTTTTTTGGAGGAAGGTTGAAAAATGCGCGATGTAGGAAAAAAAACCCCGGCTACGGTGCCGGGGAAAGGGGAGGGGACTCGGCAGGCGCTACCGCTCGGAGTCGGAGGTAGTGTATGACAGCCACTCAATCAGTGCAACAGCACCCCGCATCAGTCGATGCATACATCCGACACGGATGGAGCCTTGTGCCCATCCCTGCGGGCACCAAGGGGCCGCGCACCCCAGGCTGGAATCTCAGAGAGAACGCGCTCAAGTCGCAGGCCGATCTACCCCCGGGCTATGGGATCGGTCTGGCCCATGCGTACAGCGGCACGATGGCGCTGGACATCGACAACTGGATCATTACCACCAGTCTGCTGGCACAGCACGGCATTGACCTCCAAGCCCTCTATGCTGCACCTGACGCCGTGGTGATCAACTCGGGCAAGCCGGGACACGGCAAGCTGCTGTACGCGATGCCCTTCGGCGCTGCGCTGCCATCCAAGAAGATCATGCACGGCGGCATCACGGCCTACGAGTTGCGCTGCGCCACGGTCAGCGGCCTCACGGTGCAAGACGTACTGCCACCTTCGATTCACCCCGAGACACGCCAGCCCTACCACTGGGCAGGCAAGGGTCACTGGACCCGTCTGCCGGTGATCCCCCAGCAACTGCTGGACTTGTGGAACGGGATGCTGGCGCAGGACAAAGAGCGCACCATCGCCACGGACGGCACAATTGACGCCTCGTGGGAGGAGATCAGGCAGGCGCTGGAGTCGGTGCCCGCTGACTGCTCCCGCGACGAGTGGGTGTCCATCGGCATGGCTCTGCACTGGGCGGGCACCCAGACCGATCAGCTCGAGCAGGGACTGCAACTGTGGAACGAGTGGAGTGCCACGGCGCAGGTCAAGTACCCTGGGGAGCGCGAGATCCTGACGCAGTGGATGTCGTTCCGGCCCGACAAGGCCACCGCCGTCAAGTTGGGCACCTTATTCCACATTGCTAAACAGCACGGCTGGCACCGCCCGCTGCCCGATGCTTCCGAGTTGTTCAGCAAGGTCAACATCCCAGTCATGGAGCCGCTGGACGTGCTCGATGGGCTGCGCCCGAAGCCGCCCGACATGGACATGAGTCTGTGGCCGGGCATCCTGCGCCAGCGGTCCATCGAGATCAGCGAAAGCGTGGGCTGTGACCCTTTGGTCCCGCTGTTCGCCGGGCTTGCCGCTGTCTGCGGGGTGATTGACGCCCGCATCCGGCTGGAACTCATGCCGGGGTTCAAGGTGCCCCCGGTGCTGTGGCTCATGACCCTTGGCGATCCAGCGGACAAGAAATCCCCGGGCAGTCGGCCCATGCTGTCACCGCTGAAGAACATCGAAGCCGAGGACCGACCACGGTACGGCAAGGAACTGCTCGATTGGGAGGGCAAGGAGGCAGCCTACGCCAGCGCCAAGAAAGCGTTTCTGGAGTTCAGCGCCAGCCCCGAGGCCATGCTGGGCGGTGATCAAGCCCCCACGGTGCCCGAGATGCCTCCGCAGCCCGTGCCGCTCAAGATCACGGTGTCCGACATCACGAGTCAGAAGCTCGTGCGGCAGGCTGCTGACAGGCCCAGGGGGCTGTTGTGCCACCTCGACGAGATGAACTCATGGGTGCGCAAGCTCACCGACAAGACCAGCGGCGAGGATCGCTCGGCGTGGGTTGTCAGCTACGAGTCAGAACACTACGAGATGGACCGGGTGGGCGCGGGGTCGATCTACTGCGAGAACTTGGCCGTCAGCATCTACGGGAACATCCAGCCCCAAGTGTTCAGGCAAAACCTCGCCTCTCTCGCAGCGGATGGCCTGTTGCAGCGGTTTATACCCGCTGTGCTGCGCGGGAGCAGGACCAAGCTAGGCCACCCCATCCCCGAATACATGACCAGCGCGGCAGCGTGGGAGAACACCCTACGCCTGACCTACGCGCTACCACCCCAGACTTACCACTTATCCACAGAAGCATTCACAGCTTTCCGCGCGTTCCAGGGCTGGTACGAGGAGGCCAAGCAGGATGAGCGGGTGCTGGACAGTGGTACAGAGTATATGACGGCATTCGGCAAGCTGGAGGGCCTTGCAGGGCGCTTGATCCTCATGTTCCACATCATCGAATCGCCCTTCATGCCACAGGTACAAGTCGATGTGGTGCACAGGGTTGTGAGCCTGATCCGTGGATATGTCATCCCGGCGTACCGCTACGCTTTGGGCGAGGTGGGCGGGGCGATCACTAACGACTTCGATCAGTGGACCATCGATCACATCATCCAGATCAGCGGGGATGCCCAGACCATCGATCTACGCACCTTGAAAAAGTCAGCCCGTAGGCCGCTGGAGGGCAAGACCGACTGGCAGAAGGATCAGGCGGTTATGGATGCCATGCTGGTGCTGGAGCAAGCAGGGTGGGCGGTGCAGGTGGAGAGTGAACTGCACAAGAAGCGCGTGATCTGGGCGATCAACCCGAGTCTGTCTGCCATGTTCAAGGCATACCGTGAGAAGGTCATCAAGGCCAAGCAGCGTCACGCAGACTATATTTACCGCTACGCCTACGACAAGGGCAAAGAACGCAAGCTGGTAAAGGGTTATGACCCCGATACGATGGATGAATGAAAAACGGCCCCACGGGGCCGTTTTCTTTGACTCATTGATTGGTTCAAAGCCTTAAAAATCGGTGTTGTTGGTTGGTTCAAAGCCTTAGAACTGGGTTCCGTTGGTTGGTTCAAAGCCTTAGAAACCGGATTTTTCGACATGACCGATTTATGAGGTCGATTTCTTCACCCGCCCCTTGGGCCGTTTGGGAGCGGCAGGTATCGAGGGTGGTAAAAACGCCGAATGAAGCGCGGGAGCGAGTGCCTCGACCATGCCTAGCACGTCCAGCAGCCGGATGACGGCGGCGCCGGGATGGCGATCGCCCTTCGCCCACTTGCGCAGGGTGAAGACGGGAACGCCTAGATACGCTGCGGCCTGGGCGTCGTCCAGGTCAAGTCGTGACATGGTTTCACGGATTCGGACAGTAAACGTGGTGTCATTCATGGTGTGGATTCTCCGGGATCAAAAAATCCCGGCACGAGGCCGGGATTGATGTTGAAGGCTTAGGGTTACAGATCGAGAAAGTCGCCGACCATGCTGGTCAATATGACTCCGATCAGTGCGATAAGTATTGCCGTGATCATTCGTCGCCCTCGCCATAGGCTGAAGGGATCTCTCTCCCACTATGGGCGCAGTACAGTGAGGCGCCTTCCCAATGGACGAATACATCAACTGGCTCCCAGTCCCTTGATGCGCCGGGATGTTTCATCGCGTACACAATCTGGCGGAAGTTCTCGCCAGCCGCCTGCGCATCGATACACTCGCCGTCAGACATCAAGAGAGCACAAGGATAGCAACCGGGCCAAGCAAAGCCGCGTGAGCGGATGAAGTCTTTCAAGACAGAAGTCTTCATGGTTAATTCTCCTCCGAGTATTCGACGAAAGCGCACACGCAGGCGCCTTGCAAGGTGTACCGCGCCACATCACCGCATTCGTAATCGATCCGCCATCCCGCGCCATACTGCCTCGCTAGTGCATTGATTGCGCCACGTATGGATTTGGCCTTAACTGTGTACCGATTAACCCAGGAATAGTTAGCTTCGCCTCCGAACGTATCGGTGACTTCGATTTGGTAAGTGTGTTTCATGGTGTGGTCCTTTGCGGTTACAGGGAAAAGAGAAACGCGATGCTTGACCAAAGGGCAAACATCGCCAGGACTGCGCTAATCACTAACATCGCCGTCGAAGGATCACGGCGGTTAGTGATATGACGATAGTGCACAGCGTGGCGGTTGTGGATCATGGCAGCATCCCGACCATTGCCGCGCGGATGCTGCTAACGGAGTATGGAGCGCCGTCGGCTGTATGGGTTATGTCTGACCAGCTTAACCGCTCGAGCATCCGCTGCGCAGCCAGGTCGCGGGGCCTGTAGCCGTGCAGCGAGAAACTTTTGTGATAACGCGTAGCCTTGATGCATTCGAGCGCCATCCGAAACAACTTCTCATCGTTGTTGATCCAAAGCGATACGTTCCAGTGGTTCCAATTCCGGTGGCCATTGAATTTGGTCATGGTGTGGTGTCCTTTGCGTTTACAGGATGCCCAGGGTTTCCCCTGGGCGAGTGATGAGGTTAGAAACGGCGCCCGGCGCCGTGTGGGCCAAACCCATGCAGGAACAGGATTCGGAGGGTGATTTCCCGGGCGTCGTGGCGGCCATACTGGGCTACTAACAGCCGGTAGGCGCGGCGGGCAAAGATTGCGGCTTCGTGGATGTCTGCGATCATTTTGAGCTCCAGGTTACGTTTACAGGGTGCCGCTTCGAGGCGGTACGGAAATTCTAAAGATCTCAAACCCACTGGGTCAACAACTATTTTCACCCGTCCGGTTTGCTACCAGGGAAAAGGGTTGCCGTAAGTTTCGTGTAAGGATCGATCCACCAGGGGGATAAGCGGAATCCCTGACCCAGTGGGTGAGCCTTTGTAAGCCTAGTGTAAGTTAGTGACAAACGGCCCTTTTAGCCAAGGGGGTAGGTTTCGGGAGTTGCTTAATTCTTGTGCAAATTCAAAATCGTATTTATCAAGGGGTCGCGGGCGCGTGAAAAGGGTTTTTTGTCACCAGGCCCATCAACCCCTTGTTTTTGACCCAATGGGTCCAGGGTTGCCCGAGAAATCCAGGGTTTTCCGGAAAACCCTGGACCCATTGGGTTTCACATCTCGCCTGCCTCAAAAGGTCCGGAAACCCTGGACCCAATGGGTTTTGAGTGCCGATTCACCCATTGGGTTGCCGTGGTGCCGGCTCACCCCATTGGGCTGCGGGCGCCGTTCGGTTCGATGGGGGTGGGGTAGGGCCAGCGGGGTCGATGGTCCGGCCACGTAGGTGCCGCAAAGAATCTGAAAATTTTTTCAAAATCAAAAACCCAGTGGGTGCATTGCATCTCTAATATCCCCGTGCTACCATCACCCCCACTATGGAACACGCAAACACCGCATCCGTAGGCACGGTTGTCACCAGTGAATCCCAGCTTCCCAACTGGCTGTCCGTGCCAGACCCCAAGCCTCCGCGACCCAGCGCCGAGGTCAAAGCCCTTCGCCATGTCGAATATGAGCAAATCTTCGAGCGCGTTGTCGAAGACATCTATCGTGGCCGATCCCTTCAGTCCTTGATCGAGGACGACCATCGTGTCGTGTCCTACGAGGACTTTCTGCGCTGGATCAAGCGCGACCCCCAACGCCACGAGCGGTTCAAAGAAGCGCAGGAGATGCGCACCGAGTTTCTGGCTGGGGAGATTTTGCAAATTGCCGATGGGGTGGACTCCATCGACTCGTCTGCCCCTGAAACGGTCAATCGCGACAAGCTGCGCATCGACACGCGCAAGTGGTTGATGGGTGCGCACAACAAGAAGCGATACGGGGAAACCAAGCAGATCGAGTTGGGCGGGACGATCTCGATCACTGAAGCACTGGCGCAGGCCCAAGCTCGGGTGATCGAGGCAGAGGTGGTTGACGTGACCCCAAGACTGGAGGACAACTCATGCAGCGCATGAGGTATTCACCCGAGGAGGAGCAACTGCTGATGTCGCAGTTGTGGTCACCCTCGATCAAGGACGACCCCGAGGCGTTTGTCCTGTTTGCGTTCCCTTGGGGGCAGAAGAACACCCCACTCGAACACTTCAAGGCACCCCGGGCGTGGCAGCGCAGAACCCTGCGGCGCATCACCCAGTTCATCAAGGACAACCGGGGGAAGATGACAGATGGGGAACTGATCGACGCTCTCAGGCGGGCTGTGTCGTCGGGCCGGGGGGTGGGTAAGTCGGCGTTGGTGTCCTGGCTGATCCTGTGGATGCTGACCACCCGCATCGGGTCGTCTGTCATCGTCTCGGCCAACAGCGAGAACCAGTTGCGTAAGGTGACTTGGGGCGAGTTGACCAAGTGGGTCACGATGGCGATCAACGCCCACTGGTGGGAACCCACGGCCTCCTCGCTGAACCCCGCTGCGTGGATGACGGAGTTGGTCGAGCGGGACCTCAAGAAAGGCACCCGGTATTGGGGTGCCGAGGGGAAGCTGTGGAGTGAGGAGAACCCAGACGCCTACGCCGGTGTTCACAACATGGACGGCATGATGGTGATCTTCGACGAGGCCAGCGGTATCCCGGACAGTATCTGGTCCGTGGCGGCGGGCTTCTTCACGGAGAACATCCTCGACCGGTACTGGCTGGCGTTCAGTAACGGTCGTCGCAACACCGGGTACTTCTACGAGGCCGTGGACGGCAACAAGCGCGACTTCTGGGAGTCCGAGAAGATCGATGCCCGCACCGTCGAGGGTACCGACAAAACCATCTACCAACAGATCATCGAGGAGTATGGCGAGGACTCCGACGAAGCCCGGGTCGAGGTCTACGGGGACTTCCCCAAGTCCGGCCAAGATCAGTTCATCGCCCCGCACCTCGTGGACGACGCCATGAAGCGCCCGCAGTACAAGGACATGACCGCGCCCGTCATCATCGGGGTTGACCCGGCCCGGGGCGGCATGGACAGCACCGTGATCGCCGTGCGCCGTGGGCGTGACATTGTGGCGATCAAGCGGTTCCGAGGTGATGACACCATGACCACCGTGGGCCATGTCATTGATGCCATCGAGGAGTACCGCCCTGCCCTGACCGTGATCGACGAGGGTGGCCTCGGGTACGGCATCCTTGACAGGCTTACCGAGCAGAAGTACAAAGTGCGCGGGGTCAACTTTGGCTGGAAGGCCAAGAACCCCGTGATGTGGGGCAACAAAAGGGCCGAGATTTGGGGAGCCATGCGCGATTGGCTCAAGTCGGCCAGTTTGCCGCAGGACAGGCTCTTGAAGGCCGATCTGGTCGGACCGATGAAGAAACCCAACTCTGCGGGCACCATATTTCTGGAGGGCAAGAAGGAAATGAAAGCCCGTGGTCTGGCCTCACCGGATGCCGCTGATGCCATCGCCGTGACGTTTGCGTTCCCTGTTGCACATCGGGAGTACAATGACCGCGCAGTCCCCCGACGCAACGCGCAAAATGGAACAGTTATAACCTCTTGGATGGGAGCCTGAAATGCCACTCGTGAAATCCACCAGCAAAAACGCTTTCCGCAAGAACATCAAGGCCGAAGTTGCCAGCGGAAAACCGGTCAAACAGGCCGTTGCCATCGCGTACAGTGTCAAGCGTGAGGCTGTCAAAAAATCTCAACGAGGTGGCGGAAAATGAAAATTCGAGCTACCCAGGATTGTCTGTTTGTGCGTCCCGACATGGAAAAACACGATCTTTTTGTTCTACTGCGTCAGAAACAAACGGGCACCGGTGTGGTGGTTGCCGCAGGTCCGCTAGCCAAGGACGTGAAAGTTGGTGATCGTGTGCTGTTTGGAGACCAAATAGGTCAGGATTTGCGGTGGGAAGGTGAAGATTTGTTGGTTATGAGAGAAGAACACACCCTCGGAGTATTTGACGCATGAAAGACACCACCGGAATCGTGGCCGCAGCGAATGTGGCAAAGAACGGCCCGTACCCGTCAAAAGGCGGCTCTGAGGATATCCTGACCATCGCTCGTTCTCGCATGACGATGGCGATCTCGGCGTTCTCTGAGACACGCGAGAGCGAACTGGACGATCTGCGGTTCTATGCGGGCTCTCCGGACAACCAATGGCAGTGGCCTGCTGATGTGCTCCAGACCCGTGGCGCTGTTCAGGGTCAGACCATCAACGCCCGTCCCTGCCTGACCATCAACAAACTGCCCCAGCACGTCAAGCAGATCACCAACGAGCAGCGCATGAATCGCCCGGGTATCAAGGTGATCCCGGCTGACGACAAATCTGATGTCGAGGTGGCCGAGGTCTACAACGGTGTGATCCGGCACATCGAGTACATCTCCGATGCCGATGTGTCCTATGACACCGCCTGCGAAAACCAAGTCTCCTACGGTGAAGGCTACATTCGGCTGCTGACCGAGTATTGCGACGAGGACACGTTCGATCAAGACATTAAAATCGGGCGCATTCGCAACAGCTTTTCAGTCTACATGGACCCGTTGATCCAAGACCCCACAGGCGCAGATGCCCGCTGGTGTTTTATCACTGAGGACATGACCAAGGCTGAGTACGAACGTCTGTACCCCAACGCCGCGCCGATCAACACCCTGATGTCGCTGGGTGTGGGCGATCAATCGATCAGCCAGTGGATCAGCGAAAACACGGTGCGTATTGCTGAGTATTTCTACATCGAGTACGAGAAGGCCACGCTCAACCTGTATCCCGGCAACGTGACCGCTTTTGACGGCACCCCGGAAGACAAGTCGCTGCGCATGATGTTCGGCAAGCCCTTGCGCTCCCGTCCGTCCGATCGCAAGCGCGTCAAGTGGTGCAAGATCAACGGCTACGAGGTTCTGGAGGAGCGCGATTGGGCTGGCTCGTTCATCCCCGTGGTGCGCGTGGTCGGCAACGAGTTTGAGGTTGACGGTCGGGTCTATGTGAGCGGTCTGGTGCGAAACGCCAAAGACGCGCAGCGCATGTACAACTACTGGGTGTCGCAAGAAGCAGAGATGCTGGCGCTGGCCCCCAAAGCCCCGTTCATCGGATACGGTGGTCAGTTTGAAGGTTACGAGCAGCAGTGGAAGACCGCAAACACCCAGAACTGGCCGTATCTGGAGGTCAACCCAGACGTTACCGACGGTCAAGGCAACATCCTGCCCCTACCCCAGCGGGCACAGCCTCCGATGGCATCCAGCGGCCTGCTGCAAGCCAAGGCGGGCGCATCGGAAGACATCAAATCGGCCACCGGTCAGTACAACGCATCGCTGGGTATGTCCAGCAACGAGCGTTCTGGCAAGGCCATCCTTGCGCGTCAGCGTGAGGGCGATGTAGGAACCTACCACTATGTGGATAATCTGGCCCGTGCTATTCGCCATGTTGGTCGTCAACTGGTGGACCTGATCCCCAAGATTTACGACACCGAGCGCATCGCTCGCATCATTGGTGAAGATGGCGAACCATCGACCGTCAAGATGAACCCGATGCAAGAGGAACCGGTCAAAAAGATCGTGAACCAAGAAGGCGTCGTCATCGACAAAATCTACAACCCCAGTGTCGGCAAGTACGACGTGCGTGTCATTACCGGTCCCGGCTACGCCACCAAGCGTCAAGAAGCTCTGGAGTCGATGGCTCAACTGCTGCAAGGCAACCCACAGTTGTGGCAAGTGGCTGGCGACTTGTTCGTCAAGAACATGGACTGGCCCGGTGCTCAAGACCTCGCCAAGCGGTTCCAGAAAACCCTAGACCCCAAAGTGCTGGCCGACGAGGACAATCCGGCTTTGGTTGCTGCTAATCAGCAAATGGAAGCCATGCAGGCCGAGATGCAAAACATGTTCGAGATGCTGCAAAACGTCCAACAGTCGATGGAAGCCCGCGACCTCAACATCAAAGAGTACGAGGCTGAAATCAAGGCATATCAGGCCGAAACACAGCGTATCAGTGCCGTGCAGGCAAGCATGACACCTGAGCAAATTCAAGACATCGTAATGGGTACCATTGCTGCTGCGGTGGACACTGGCGATCTGGTTGCCGGTGCACCTCAGATGCGTGAAGCTCCGGAAATGGAACAAATGCCTCAAATGCCCGAACAAGGAGACATGAATGAAATGCGCTGATTTCGTGGGCACACTGTTCTTGGCACGGGATATTGCGCATTCTGTGCATTTGAACACCCGCAGCTATTCCAAACATAAAGCCCTTCGACACTTCTATGAAGACGTGATTGAAGCAGTCGATAAATTTGCCGAAGCCTATCAAGGGCGTCATGGTTTGATTGGTCCAATCAGCCTCATGTCGGCCAAGAAGACAACCAACATTGTGGAGTTCCTTGAGGACTCGCTGGCTGACATCGAGAAGATGCGCTATGAGGTCTGCGACAAGACCGACACCCCACTTCAGAACATCATTGACGAAATCATTGGTCTGTATCTGAGCACCCTGTACAAACTCAAGTTCCTCGCATAAGGAGAAACCCTCATGTCCTCTTTGTATTCCCAGATCAGCGCCAGCACCCAGATCAAACCGATGGCTGCAAAGCTCAAAGGTATTTTTGTCAGTGCTGCGTCCAGCACCCCAACCATCACCGTGTACGATTCGCCGGATTCGGACAACACCGACCCCAAGATCATTGCCACGTTTACACCGACCGCAGGTGTCAACTACAACTTCTTTGACGGCTTGTACGCCAACAACGGTTTGTACGTTGCCATTTCCGGCACGGTATCCTGCACCATTGCATACGAATAACAATTCGTGTGTAATACCAACTGTACCGGCCCAGTAGACCGGGGTTCCACTGGAACATGCAATGACTGAACAAGTCCAAACCCTAGCGGAAGTAGACTCCGCGCAAGTCCCCGAGGTGACGGCCACCACGGATCAGGCACAAACTGCGCCGGAAGTCGCTGACCAAGGCAACGAGCAGCACGAGGAAAAGAAATTCACTCAGGCTGAACTCGATGCGATGATCGGCAAGTGCCTCGCAAGAGAGCAACGTAAGTGGGAACGTGAGCAGCAAGCCAAGCAAGCAGAAATGCAAACGCGGCAGTCGGTGCCAGCAGAGTTACCGCCCGCTGATCAGTTCGCATCTCCTGAAGCCTATGCGGAAGCACTGGCCGTCAGGAAGGTCGAAGAACTGATCGCGCAGCGTGAACTCCAAAAGCAACGCGCTCAGATTGAAGACGCCTACGCAGAGCGTGAAGAAGATGCTCGGGCCAAGTACGACGACTTTGAACAGGTCGCCTACAACCCGCAGCTTCGAGTCACTGACGTGATGGCCGAGACAATCAAGGCGTCCGACATCGGACCTGATCTGGCCTATTGGCTGGGCAGTAACCCGAAAGAAGCTGATCGCATCTCGCGTCTGTCGCCGCTTTTGCAGGCTCGTGAGATTGGGAAGATTGAGGCCAAACTTGGTGCCGAACCTCCCCAAAAGAAAACCACGTCTGCGCCCGAACCGATTCGCCCGGTGAGCGCCCGTGCCGTGAACCCCGGTGTCACTGACACCACCGATCCTCGGTCTACCCAGACCATGAGTGCATCGGAGTGGATCGCAGCCGAGCGTCAACGACAAATCGCCAAGATGCAGGCGCAACGCAACCGCTAATTAAGGACATTCAATCATGGCAAACAGCCTTCTTACTATTGACATGATCACGCGCAAATCTCTGGAGATTCTGGAGAACAACCTCGTGATCACCCGCAACGTGAACCGCCAGTACGACGACAGTTTCGCTGTCAACGGCGCAAAAATCGGTTCGACCCTGCGTATCCGCCTGCCCGACCGCGCTCTGGTGACCGATGGTGCCGCCCTGCAAGTTCAGGACGACAACGAGCAGTACACCACCCTGACCGTGGCCTCGCAGAAGCACGTTGGCATCAACTTCACCTCTGCCGAACTGACCATGCAGTTGGACGACTTCGCAGAGCGTGTGCTGAAGCCTCGTATCAGCCAGTTGGCATCCACCGTGGACGCTGACGTTGCCAACGCCTTCAAACTGGTCGGCAACTCTGTCGGTACTCCTGGTTCGGCCCCCAGCACCGCTCTGGTGATGCTGCAAGCCCAACAGAAGCTGAACGAGAACGCTGCCACCATGTCGCCGCGCTACCTGACCGTGAACCCCGCCGCCAACGCTGCGCTGGTCAACGGTCTGTCCGGCTTCTTCAACCCCACTGACGTGATCTCCCGCCAGTTCAAGAACGGCATGATGGGTGAGCAGGTTCTGGGCTATGACGAAGTGAACATGAGCCAGTCGATCAAGGCATTTACCGTGGGCACCCGTACCGCTACTGGCGGCACGACCTCGGCTGCTGTGACCACTGAAGGTGCGACCACTATCGCCATCACTGGCGCTGGAAACGCTGCCACCGTCAAGGCTGGTGACGTGTTCACTGTGGCTGACTGCTACGCTGCAAACCCCCAGACCCGCGAATCCACTGGTTCGCTGTTCCAGTTTGTCGCCCTGGCTGACGTGACTCTGGGTTCCAGCGGCGAAGGCAACATCACTGTGGCCCCGATCTACTCTGGCAGCAACGCTCTGGCGACTGTCGTGAGCCTGCCGGGTAACAGCAAGGCTGTGACGTTCGTTGGTGCTTCTGGCACGACTTACGCTCAGAACCTCGCCTACCACCGTGACGCCATCGCGTTTGCCACCGCTGACCTGCTGCTGCCGCAAGGCGTGGACATGGCAAGCCGTGCCGTTCACAACGGCATCAGCCTGCGCGTGGTTCGCCAATACGACATCAACAACGACCGGATGCCCTGCCGTGTTGACGTTCTGTATGGCTACAACACGATCCGTCCGCAGATGGCCTGCCGCATGTGGGGCTAATCCGAAACCGGGGGCTTCGGCCCCCGTTTCTCGAACTCATTCTTGAAAGGAAATCATCATGGCTCTCCCTAACGGTGCAGGCGGTTATCAAGTCGGTGCGGGCAATCGTGCCGAAACCATTATGGGCGCTTTTGCCGCGCCTCAGACTGCCACTTCCACGGCTACCCTGACTGCTGCCCAGATCACTGGCGGTATGCTGGTTGCCAACCCCTCGACCTCTGCTGCGACCTATACGCTGCCGACCGCTGCTCTGATTGACGCTGCTGTTCCCAACGCTACCGTTGGCAGCACTTTCGACGTGAACGTGGTCAACGTGGGTACGTCGTCTGGCACGGTGACTCTGGCTACCGCTACCGGTCTGACCGATGGCGGCAATGCTTTCGTCGCAGTTGCCATCACTTCCAGCGCCGCTTTCCGGTTCCGCAAGACCGGTGATGCAGCTTGGACGGTCTACAAGATTGCCTAAATCTTGAGCAAGAAGTAAAACGGGGCTTCGGCCCCGTTTTTACATGGAGATCTCAATGAACATCGTACTCGTACATCCTATCTACGGCGCCAAAGTTGCCATCAATGAACTGGAAATGGAGCAGGATGTCAAAAACGGCTGGACGCGCTACAATCCTGACACGCCCGTCGAGGTGGCACCCGAGCCGGTGGCTGAAGCGCCCAAGCGCAAGTACACTCGCAAAGTGACCGAACAACCCATCGAACAGCCCAACGAAGTCCCATCCTTTCTGACTTCGGCAAGCGACGAATCCGAAGGAAACTGAAATGGCTTCTGCGATCTACGCAATAGTAAACAACGTCACACGCGACATGTACGTTGGTTCAGCCGTTGCTGTAAGTCGCAGATGGCGTGCCCATCGAAATGCGCTGGTCAAAAAGTGCCACCACAGCACCCGTTTGCAGCGTGCGTATTCAAAATACGGTTCAGACGCATTTGATTGGGAAATTGTGCAGTTTGTTGAAAACAAAGACTCACTAATTGAACGCGAACAATTTTGGATTGATTTTTTCCGGCCTGCGTACAATGGTCGCCCAATAGCAAATTCACCACTGGGTACAAAACACTCCCCAGAGACTCGGGCTAAGATGAGCGAGTCTGCCAAAAAACGCGGATTTTCTGAAGAACATAAGCGAAACATTTCGTTGGCAAAAAAGGGCGTTTCTACGGTCACCGATGCTCAACGCAAATTGCTAAGTGATCGAGCCAAAGCGCGTGTGTTTTCGGTTGAAGAACGCGCTAAGATTTCAGCGTCCTTGGTTGGAAATAAACGCGCTGCCTTCAAACAATCAAAAGGAGATTCCCAATGAGTTACACAGCGGGGGATCAAATCAATCGAGCACTCAGGCTACTTGGTGTTCTGGCCGAGGGTGAAACTCCGTCAGCGGCGACCAGTCAAGACGCCCTTCTGGCAATGAACCAGATGATCGACTCGTGGAACACCGAGCGGTTGTCTGTCTTTGCCACTCAAGACCAAGTTTTCAGTTGGCCCGCAGGCGAGATTCGTCGCACCCTTGGCCCCACTGGTGACTTTGTGGGCAACCGCCCTGTGTTGCTGGACGATGCAACCTACTACAAGGCCCCCAGCGGCGTGTCGTATGGCATCAAGTTCATCAACCAAGATCAGTACAACGGGATTGCG